GTATCTTCTAACGTCACCGACTGAAGCGCCCATGTCAATGCGGTCCCGTTCTCCGTAAAAGAACTGGTCGATAGAGGGATCGTGTCGGCTTGCCACAGCGTACCGGGAACCGCCTGCGGAGCAATAATGAACGAAGAGCCATAAGCGTCCATCGTCGTTGCGGGGAAAGTGTGCGGCCCGCTCCAGGCTTTTCGTGTCATGTCAAACCAATATTCTTGCCAGAGATTGCCGGCAGGAACATTGAGCACGCTGATCTTCAGCACCGCACCATTGCACGCGGCGTTCATGAATACTGACTGCGCCCCGTTACTTACGAACGGCGAAGTGACGCCTTTGCCACCCTCGCCTATCGGGTCGGATATGTGTGAATCGAAGTCGATAAACCTAACACCATCCGGCGAAATGAAAGCAATGCCTATGGGCGCGGGGACAACCGCAAGAGAGGCAATTGTTCCGGTCGCCACGTTCAACGTATTGACTGCCAAAGTGCTTAATGAAGCGTCTCCCGTTATTTGAACAACATTGGACGAACCTTTGAATACCATAAGCGCCTGAATAATTCCGCCCAACTGATTCGCCAAACCGAGTGGGCAAGCAGCAACGAGGGGCGTGTTATCCCCGAAAGTGAGCGCTTGGTTAGCGTTCGCTGTGTCCTGAGAAAGAACATCGCTGAACACGACTGAGGGGATAAAGTTAGGTGAAGATGGTCCAGGGTTGAACCCAAAATAAGCACGCTGGTAGAACTGACGGACCCAGGCGGGCACTGCGGAAGTATCAGAAAAAGTGATCGCCCCAACCCCAATTGAGTCCACGCGATAAGTAAAGCTGGCCCCGCTGCCGCCAAGACTAGCAGCAGTAGCAGAAAGACTATTACCCACAACGTATGCAGAACCGAATGAAGAGACGACGACATCCGTAACCACTCCCGCAGTTACCTTGATTGTTGCCTTCGCTCCCGTCCCAGCGCCACCCGTGAGAGCCACATTCACATACGTTCCTGTAACGTACCCCGCTCCGCCCGCCGTTATGTGGCCCGTCTTAACACCGCCCGCCGCCAGCAAGTTCCCCGCGCTCCATGTGGGCAGCGCGGGATTGGTCAAGTCGAGCCAACCGAAATAGTTCGGAGCGGCGAATCCCGGATGCGTGAAATAGACCCGCGGCCCAACCATGTCCAGTGTCGGGGGCTGAACGCCCGCCGCTAGGGCAACAGTCGTAGGGAGGTTCGTTACCGCCATCCCGTAGAGTGTGACAAACGAACCCGTAGCAAGGTTGTAGATGAACGGGGTATCGTAACCGTTATATGTGCCCGAGCCGTTAGCAACCATCCCGAAGACTTTAGAGCCGAACACCCGGCATACAGACACAACACCGGGAGTTGCTGCCCCACTTCCGGTGAAGTCGGTCAATTGAACCGCGGCGGGACGGCAAGTCCACAAATTCCTTGTGGTAATGTCTGGAACCAAATTTTCCAGCAGCGAGCACGCACCGGGAAATTCGTCGGTCGCGTCGAGCGAATCGGAAAGCCCGGCCGGGGAGAAGCGGATAGGGTGAGTGTTACGAAGGGCCACATCAGCCCCACGTCGTCTTGGTGTCTCTCAGCGCGCCCCACCTTGGGCCGAACCGCCTCCGGTCAAGCGTCACCGTCTTAGGCACTTCGTCGCCCTCGGTCTTCAGATAGCGGTCCAGGATCGCCTGCGCCCCGAGAAATCCATCCCTCGACTGCCCGCCGAGAAACACCCCCGCCCGGTCGTCGCCAGACATGAGCATCATTTCCCCAGTCAATCGCCGCTGCAAATAGAGCTGGCTCGGGAACCACGGAATTGTGCTGCTTGTCTCGGGCGTGGTTATGTCGGGCATCTGCCGGAAATAGCGCGCCGTCACGGGATACGCGCCATTCGCGGGCGGCCATACGTACATTTGCGGAGCGCCGAGCGACGCCACCGTGGTTTGCGAATTATCTACAGCATAATTTTGGGGGTAAGAGTTGAGCCCGGCTTGCTGAATGAGCGCGTCGTATTCCGCAAGCTCAATCGGCGTCATGAAGTATTTAACACCATCAATAGTGTAAAACACATCTTCGCGGTTTGCCCGCAACCAGTCAGTCGCGAGAGGGTAAGGGCCGGTTGAGCCGTTGAATGAGAAAAGGTACGCGCCTCGGATCACGTCCATGTCGTAGGAACAAAGCTCGTTGAGAATTAAATTGAGCTTTTGCCCTGCCTGGCTCGTCCACGACGGGCACTTAGCCTCTTGGCAGGCCAGGGAAACGAGCTGCTGGGCCTGTAGAGGCAATCAATCCTCCGGGCCTTTCGCCTTCTGCTCCAGGTCACGAAGCTCGATATTGAGCTGTTCGATCTCGTTTTGCAACGAACGAAGATTTCCTCTGGCTTTGTCGTGCGCAGCGCCGAGCTTCTGAAGCTCCTGCGCCTGCGCCGGTGCGGGGCGGAATGGCCCGCGACGCCCGCTCGCGATGTGGTCCTTAGTCAAGCGGTCGTTGAGCAAGCCTTGCTGCGCCTCAACGCTGAACAGCTCGGCCGTCTCTTTCTTCAACTGCCCCTCGCGAATCTCCAGGAGACTGCGAATCGTCGGAATGCGCGCAACCGCCCTCTGGCGATTAGAAGCGTGCGACAGCTTGTCCATCAAGCTGTTCAGCTCGGTCACTGGGCAATCAGAGGCAATCGCGCTCTGCAAACAAACAGAACGGTTATCGTCCACCTGATGCGTGAACGTAATCATTATGGCGGGCGTGGTGTCCACGGCCGCTTCAACCTCTACATGCTTGTTCACTTAAAACCTCGTCACGCGCCCGTTGGCGGCGCTCACCGTAGCGTAGCCGTTCCCGGCCTTGGAGATTTCCTGCTGGGCGCGCATCACGACTTCAGCCGGATCGCGATGCACTTCCTCATAGTGCCGGCGCGTTCGCCACATGATCTCTTGCATCGTGTCGTAGACGCTCTTCTTCACCTTGTACGTGCGCCCATACATGTAGTGCCGGCCGTCGAGCACGATCCGGTCGGCGTAGGGGGCGAGGCCGTCGAGCGTGATTTCCTTCTCTTCCTCGTAAGCGTCGGGATGCGCCTCTTTATCCAGGCGTGCAATCTCAGCGTCGAGGAACGCCCGCATGGCGGCGTCCTTCTCGCGGGCTTCCAGCTTCGCACGAGCTTCCTTGCGAATCTCTTCCTTCTCGAAGTCCGAGAGGATGTCGAAATTGACCGTGCGTCCGGCCGGAAGCTCGGGAAGCTCGCGCGATCCGCGAATCGGGTGGTTGAGTTTTGCGGGAGAGCGCGCCATCAGCTATGGGTCCACGGGCCGGAAGCAATCGAATAGGCGGACACAAGAATCGGCCAGCCGGTCGTGGCGTCCACAGCGATGTAGTCGCCAGCCTGAACCGTGAGCACCCCGCGGTTGGGGATATAGAGCGTGCCCTTTCCCGCCATGCCGAGCAGCGCCCCTGGCCAAATCGGGTGCGCCACGTTAATGTCGTCCTTGATGTTGGCTGTCAAGGTGGCGATGTCAGCGGGCGTGACGTTGCTGCCGAAGACCAACGCGGAGAGGGAACTTGTCGCGTTGGTCCCGAGGGTTTTGAGAGCCATCGATCACCCGAAGGTTGCGCTGAAGTTCGACACCGACTCAATGCGCCCGAAGAAGAGCTGATTGAGTAAAATCGTGCCGTACATGACCTTCCAGCCAACCACTCGAAGCTGGTTGTTGGGATCGGACTTGTCGGCCTTGTCGAGGTAGCTGTACTTGATCTCGTCCAGCATGACCTGACCGTAAGCGCCGCGCCCGAAGACGTAGGTCGGATACACCGTGTAGCCGGTGCCGGGCGCTGCGGGCGGGGTCTGCGCGGTTCCGATCCCGGTGATAACGACGGTCGCGCCCGCGGCGAGCTGCGTCGCCATGCCCTGAAGCGGGCCGGTCGTCGGACCCGAAGCGCACACACCGAGGTTGGCCGGGGAAGTCGTGGTGCCGATGTAGACGGAGTAAGTGTAGCCTGCCGTTGACGGCAGCGTCACGCTGATGGAGCCGTTCGGCCCGG